AATGATAAATCAGATTATGATAATAATGAAACAGGTGAGTATGGTGATTATTCTGGCATTGCTAGTTACTCATTGCTCAATACCAACAAAGAGTGAAAATGAAACTAAGTGGAATCCAGCGTTTAGTATTATTAGGACTATTATTACCGGCACTAAGTAACTGTTCTAGTATTAATAGAACACATGTAGGTGCCATGTCAGGTGGTGCTTCAGCAGTTGCAGGTTGTGTAACAATGGGTGCAACAGACCCATTTGTAACAGGTGCTTGTGCTGTTGCTGGTGCATTTGCTGGTGCAGAGTTGATGTATAATTCAGATTATGATGTACACAACGCAGTATTTGTAGACCATTTAAACACAAGTGGTACTGGTTCTAGTTATACGAATTGGTATAACAGTAAAACTGGTAATTCAGGTATCATACATGTTACTAAGTCATACATACAAGGTCCTATCAAATGTAAGGATTATGATGCAACAGTTGATATAACAAGTAGTTGGCCACTGGTTGGTATTGGAGGCGTTAAGAGAGAGACGGTTTTTGGTACAGCATGTCAGATGCCAGATGGACAATGGATTGAGAGGCCATAATGTACGCAGATAGATATTCAGATAGAATAGAACAATTAGAGAACGAAGTGAAAGAATTGCAAGAGGAGATTGATATTACTAATAACCAATCCACCATTGCCAAATTAGAAGAAGATATGTATAATACAAGACAAAGTATAGAAGAGTTAAAGAAATATGTTTGACCCAAGATTTAATATGAGAAGATATTTAACATGGACATTTATACTCATTGTATTTTTATTGATTTCAGGTATTGCAGTTGCAGGTGAGAAGATTTTAAGGTCAGAAATTGTGTCTATTAAACCAGACAAAGTTGATGGTCAGTATTGTTTTATTAAAGTGGTTACAAAACAAAATGGTGATGTGATTACAAAAGAAGAGATTTTGGAGTGTAGTGATGGTCGTAGAGCTTATGATGGTCCTAATTATTGGGAATTATTTTCTCAGTTTTATTATGTAGATGTGAATACTCCAGAATACTGCCGATATTATAGTCGGTCAGGACATGCTTTTAAAACACCAGGAAAAGTATGTTTAGATACAAATGGTGAATGGGAGGTGAGATAATGATTAAGAATATAATCATAATCGCTCTTGTATGTTTGGTAATATATGAAATACCAAAAGAAGAAGTTTTAGCGTATGCACAATCCACGCTTGACTTTATTCAAGAGTTAATATATAATGTAAGGGAAAGTGAAAACATATGATGAAAAATAAAGTGATGAAACTAGGTGTTCTAGTTGCTATTGTAGGTCTAAGTGCCTGTTCTAGTATGAATAGTACCTATAAGATTAAATCTGAGAAAGGTAATACTGTTGACAAAGTACCTGCTTGGTACATGGCAGATATCAATGAGTCAAAAGCTTGTGATACTTCATGGTTAACAAGTGAAGACAATGATAAACAGTGTATCTATGGTGTTGCGACATCCGTATCTCCAGATTTACAATTGTCAATTGAGAAAGCTAAGATGATGGCTAAATCTGAATTGGCAGATATTATCAAGGGTGAGATGAATAAAGAATCAAAACAATTCATCAAAGAACTTGGTAAAACAGAAACAAAAACTGTGGTTACCGAAGTAGAAACAGCTATTGTAAATGTAATTTCAAATACACCTGTTAGAGGTTATGAAATCTTTGCACAAGATGTTACTATGACTAAGAATGGTTACTATAGAACTTGGATTGGAATGAGATTGCCTCTAGGTAAGTTTAATAAGATGTATAACTACACTATTGAACAAGCTGTTGATGCTTACAACTTAAATGGTGAAAGTAAAAAGGCATGGGACAATCTAAAGAAAGATGACCAAAATGTCGATAGTAGTTTATAGTAAAAACAATTGCGTTTTCTGTAACAAGGCCAAACACTTGTTAACAAAACTTGGCCTTGATTACGAAGAAATGAAACTAGAGGAGTTTGCTTCACCTGAAGCAATGTTAGAACACATTGGTAAACCAGTTAGAACAATGCCTCAAATTAAGATTGATGATGTATTAATTGGTGGTTATAATCAGTTAATAGAATACTATGCTGATAAAGGCAAAGTGAACTTCAAGGGAGAAGTTATAAGTGAGTGATGACAATATTATCTTATTTCCTACCAACAGAATTGCTAACAAAGAAACTGTTAAGCATCCTGTGGATCCTAAAGAACACGAAAAACTAGTCGAAGAACAGACTAAAGAATTCGTAGAAGGAAATGTTGATGATATTGCATATCAATTACTAGATAAATTTGTGGCTATGGGTATTAGAACTAATCAACTGGCATTTACGGCAGACTTGGCACTTGTAATAGATACTATTAGAGGTTTGGTTTACCGTGATTTCAATAAAAAACACCCAGCACAACAATTAACTGATAAAATGGTAACACTCAGTACCAAAAGTGGTAACAAATCGGCAAGATTAGATTACTCAAAAGTTTTAGATGTGAGTCATAGACCACATAAACCATTGTCACAAGATATAGAGGACGAAGTTAGAGATTTATCTGATATGGCAGATATACATTTTACACCTGACTTTGAACCAGACAATGACAAATAGAATTCGGGAGGGCATACAACAAATGTTCGCTATGTACTCTGAATGGTGTAGTGACCTAAACACAATGATAGGAGAACAATAATGTTTGACTTTATAACTAATATCTTTAAAGGAGATAAAACTATGGCTAGAACAAAGCTAACTAAAACTGAAAAGATTAGAAATCTTTTCTCAAAAGGTTCAGATGTTTCTTGGAAACAACTAAGAAACACATACGACCTTAAATCACCAGCTGCAATGGTTGGTAAATTAAGAAACGAAGGAATGATGATTTATGAAAATCGTGGTTCTAAAGGCGTTTCATACAGAGTAGGTACACCATCAAAAGCTGTTATCGCAGCTGGTATCAACGCTGTATTCGGTAAGCAAGTAGCTTACTCAGCATAATTACTTTAAAGAGAGGGCGGCTTTCGAGTCGCCCTTTTTTGCTATGTTAGGATTATTTTTTTTAGGCATACCATTCACTGTGTTAGTGATGTATATTTTATTAAGAATTAGAGAATATGATTAAATTAAGCAAACAGGATAGAGCCGTAAGAACATTGGCAGAATCTAATAAAAATAAAAAGATGACCAGAAAGGTTGATACATATGAGTATGAATCTTTAGAGGCATGTATTAGAAGTGACCAAGTACCACCTAGTGAAATTGCAGAAATCTTTACAGATAAGGCATATTATAAGTGGTATGCAGATAGAAATTTTGTGGATAAATAATAACATGAATATATTTTCAAACTGAAGGAGAAAATCATGGCTGAACAAGCAAGAAACCCAAATCTAATGAGCCCTCAAGCAATGAGAGCAACAAACAGCACAGCAGGTATGGGTCAGACAGTAGAATTAATGTCTGAAACTTTAAAAAAAGTAAATAACGCAAAAGATAAACCAAAGAAGATTGCAGTATTAAGAGAAGCTGCAAATGCTCCACTAAAACAAGTTTTAAAAGGTGCATTTGACCCAAATATTGTATGGGATTTACCAGCAGGCGACCCACCATTTGTGGCAAACGAAGCGCCTCTAGGTACAGAGCATGGTATGTTAAGAAATGAAGCAAAGAGATTGTGGCATTTTGTTAAAGGTGCAGACGCAGCTACTACAAAAACACAAAAAGAAACCATGTTTATTCAAATGTTAGAGGGTTTACACCAAGATGAAGCAAAACTTTTACTTGGTATGAAAAACAAATCATTAAATAAGATGTATAAAGGTCTTACCGAATCAGTTGTCAAAGAGGCATTTGGTTGGAATGACCAATTTGCAAAACCTGAGTAAGAACAAACTGTCGCAGCTAAGAAAAACATCAAAAAAAGCGCCATTTTTGTAAAAAAGTGCTTGACTCTATGGTCCAATTAGTATATAATGTATCCATAAATATTGAGAAAGGATATATTATGAAAAAGACTATTTTTTTACTATTGGTATTGTGGTTCGGTTTGAGTGCATTTGCCAATTCAGTAAAAGCAAACGACTATAACACGGCTGTAATTGGTCATGTTATCAAAGAGACGGTTTCTGGTGAGGGTGTTGACACCTCTGTACTAGAGGCAGAGATGCAAAAGTTGGCATACAACTTTGCTTTAGAGATGACAGATGTTTTAGAAAAGAACTTGCCTGCTATCTTAGAAAGCCTTGCTTCTCAATTAAGACAAAACGCAGACAGTAAATACAAATGTTCTTTGTTGAAAGACACAAAAATTGCAGACAAGGAATGTTCATAAAAAAATATGGCAAAACCAACTAGTAAAAAATCTAAGTTTGATATACCAGAAATACCATTTACATTTGATTTTTATTTGGTATATTGGGAGGATATACAATCAGACGCTGGTTGGAAAACGCTAAAAGAAATTCAAAACATGAAACCTGCTATTTGTGTATCAACTGGATGGTTGGTAAAGAATGATAAAAAGGTGCATGTATTGATGAGTGACTACAATTATGAAGACAATGGTGAATTGGCAGATGGTGGTAACACAACAGTTATACCAACTAAAAATGTAATCAAGAAATTCAAAATTGCAGATTTATAAACAATGAAAAGAGAGAGACTATATTATGACACAGACAAGAAAATCAAAAGAGTTAGACCATTACCTTAAATCGGTCATCAATTCTGTACCAACAAAGTTAGAAAGCTTTATGTCAAGTGAAGATAAGAAAATGACTTATTACACCGGCAATTGGGCAACAGATGTACTCAATAACTACACAGAAAAACAATCAGAGAAAATCTTTAAGAAGATGTCCAAGTTTATGGATGATTCTAACTTCTCATTTGTTCAAAAGAAGAATAAGAATATAGAAATTGGCACATGGTCAGAATATGGCGAACAAGATGCTGAGACTATTTCTAGTTACGAGTATATCATAATCAGGAGGGCTTAATGAAATCCCTTACAATAAAAAAGATAAAACAACTTGCTATACTTACAGTTTTAGGTATTTTGAGTTTTGGTGTTACCTTTGTTTACGGTACATTTAATCCCAATTATATCATCAAGGCCGAAATGTCAAAAGACCTTGAAATGAAACAGGCTTTGTGGGCAAAAGATTTAGGTCTACATGCTCCAGATATGAACTATAAAAGTGATGTTGAGTTTATCAATTCATTGAACAAGTGTGTTGATTTCATTAACTTTCAAACACCACCTGATATGAGAGTGCCTATTGAAATGTTAACTGCTCAGGCAGTATTAGAATCAGCATGGGGTAAAAGTAGATTTGCTATACAAGCAAACAATCTATTTGGTATCAGGACATTTAGTGAAGATACTGAACACCTTTTACCTGAGGGTATGGAGAAATGGCCTGGTTGGGGTGTAAGAGTATTTGATACAAAGTGTGATAGTGTAAAAGAATATATTAGACTTCTTAATTATCACCATGCATATGCTGATTTTAGAGAATATAGAATTGCTATGTTAAAGAAAAATCAAGACATGGATCCTAAAGTTGCAATAACAAAGATAAAAGCATTTTCTACTACAGAGGATTACGACAAGAGAGTAATTAGAATTATGAATAAAGTAGAAAAGACTATGAGTGAAACTGTACCTATCCAGAAAGACTAAATATTACTATGTTCGGAATATTAATAACATTCATTAGTGCAATCTCTATATCTATTATAGCCGCTGGTTATTCTATTATGGGATTAGCAACTTTATTCGCAGGTGCAGTTATACCTATTATTGCTATGGGTAGTGCATTAGAAGTCGGCAAATTAGTTGCCGCCTCATGGTTATATAATAACTGGCGTAATGAACTTGTACCAAGAACTATAAAGATGTACTTGACATTTGCTGTTATAGTATTAATTTTCATCACATCAATGGGTATCTTTGGTTTTCTATCAAAGGCACACCTAGACCAAGTGCAACCGACATCAAGTAATAATATTAAAATAGAATTAATAGATACACAAATTAATCAACAACAACTTATTATAGACAGGTCAAATAAGACACTCACACTATTAGATAAGACACTTGAAAAGTATGTTGACATGGAATATGTCACAAGAGGTCTAAAAGAAAGAGAAAAACAAAAACCTGAAAGAGATACATTGACACTTGCCATTAACAATGCAAGTGATAAGATTGCCGAACTATCAGACCAAAAAGGTGCATTACAATTAGAACAAGATAAGATAGAGGCTGAAGTAGGACCAATTAAATATATTGCAGAGTTAATATATGGTGACGAAGCACAAGACTATTTTGATAATGCTGTAAGGTGGGTAATTATTATACTCATATTTGTATTTGACCCATTAGCTGTATTGTTATTAATTGCAGCTAATATATCACTGAGGAGTAGAAAAGTTGAGCGACAATCTAAAAGAAAAGAAGAAGAAGAGAACCGTTTTGAGCTTGCAAGCCAGGAAAAGGAGAAAGCAAAAAAGGAAGCTACTAACGCAAAAGCTAGAGCGAAAAGAGTCAGAGATAGAGAAAAAGTTTATAAAGATTTTTTTAAAAAATTAGGTAATCGAGACCTTAAAAACCGTGATTATGAGAGTTTTTTCCGTAATCTAGGTGCAGAGGAAATGAAGAAACTAGGTCTGGATCCTGATGAAATTAGACTAAAGTTAGACCAGATAATGGAATGGAATGAACTTCCAAGTGAAAATAAGGTTGCCAAAGAGTAAAAAATGGTGTATAGTATAATTATGATTAGTGAAGAAATGAAAGATAAGCGAATCGTCAATGCTGAGATAGCTTGCCGAGATGCAAAAACAGATTGGGCTAAGAATTTCTGGTACAATGTGTTTTCTAAATTATGTAAAATGTATGACCGTGAAGACTACTTTAGAAAGGCGATTAACTAATGAATATTTTTTACTTAGATAAAGACCCTATTGTAGCTGCTGAAATGTCATGTGATAAACATGTATGTAAAATGATTATTGAATCTGCTCAGATGTTATCTACTGTACACAGAATGTTAGATGGTACACAATACACAGGCAAGACAAAAACTGGTCGTAACATCAAAAGGTGGAAACATCCTAATTCAAACTTAGAAGAAACTTTATATCTAGCATGTCATACAGGTCATCCTAGTACAGTATGGGTTATGTCAAATGCATATCACTATAATTGGTTATACAAACATATGATGGCATTACACAAACAATGGCAGTTGAGATATGGTCATATAGATGACCACAAAACTATTCAGTTATTAGGTGATATACTAAAACATCCACCTAAAAATATACCACTAAATAAGATTGCAACAGAACCAACACCTGCTATGCCAGATTATTGTAAGATACCAGGTGATGCAATAGAAAGTTATCGTAAATACTATTGTTTAGAAAAAACTAGTTTTGCGACATGGAAATCACCTGCTAGTACACCAATGTGGTATACTGAGGGTGTAAAATACTACCAAAACAACATAGACTTATAGGAGTTAAAATGCGAGAACAGATGATAGAAGCTCTAAAAGCACATGCAGTAGGGCATATAGAAAAACACAAAATGAATGTAGAAGTGATTCTACAAAAAGCAGTAGGTATCGGTGAACATGGTGATGTTCTTACTGAGGCTGAAAAAGAATTAAAGATTATAGCAGAGTATAATGACCAATTAGAAATGTTAGAAAAGTATTTTACAGTTAAGGATCCTTTTAAATCATAATGCCAATATACACCTTTGAAAATACCAAGACTAAAGAAGTTTATGATGACATGATGTCTATTGCTGAAAAGGAAGAATTCCTTAAAAAGAATAAACACATTGAACAGAAACTAACGACTATAAATATATCTAGTGGTGTTAGAGGTATGGGTAATATGAAGAATGATGGTGGTTGGAAAGACAACCTATCAAGAATTGCGGAAGCACATCCTACTAGTGAACTAGCTAATCAACATAGAAAAAGGTCAATCAAAGAAGTTAAGACCGCTAATGTTATGGCTAAACACCGTAAACGACAACAAGGTAAAAAGTAATGGCAGACAAAGGTATACCAGATTATTTAAGAGAATATGACTTAGACGCAGATTGGGGTTTTACACCAGTAAGTAAAGCACCTGA